CAAGAAATAAAAAATCACAAAAACAAAAATACAAGAAATCAAGAAGTAATAAAACTAGAAGTAAGAAAACAAGAAAATTAAAGCATAAAAACTAAGTTAATTTGCACTGCTAGTAACATTATTAATCATATTATAATTATAATAACTATGAACTATTATGTGTGCAATTATTGGCCCAACATACCATAATTCGCCAAAAATGCTATTTAGTTTGCTATCCAAATTAGCATTTAAAAAGGGAATTGCGACTAAGCTTGTTCCAACACCTATTATAAATTGTTGCGTGACTCGCAATTTCCTTTTATAAATATTAAAATAATGTCTAGGAGTATGGACTAGCGTTAAATAGCATTTACTTAGCAATGGCCATTTAAGCCATGCTAAGTGAAATAGCGAGCTCCAAGAATATTTATAAAGTTTGTTTTTTATATTAAAGTCATCGGCAATATGATAAATAGAAAACACGATTAATAGCGTTACTCGTTTAAAGTAGGAACAATAATATATACATAAACAACTTAAGAAATTACTTGCTAATGTTGCATATGGGCTAACTATTAGGCTGGTTGCTCCGTGGCCAACTGTCGGAATTAATAGCGGGTATTTTATTAACATCATCATTATTATTAGTAATATTATATGTATTATTATTAATAATATTATTATACATAATTAATAATAGTATTATACATAAAAAATGTTATTGGGCGACAATAAGATTAAAAAAACAACTTAAAGACAAGTCGCAAAACTATAATTTGGCTAAGAATTCGGCATTCTCCGCAAGAAACTTAGCAACCAATTCGTCGGGCAATTCTCTAAAATCCACTAACTTTTTATTTAGCTCATATTTTTCATAAGCATTTTCCTTTTTTAGCGCTTCTAAAAACAATTCATTGTTTTCATAATATTTCTCACACGTCTTCTGACCGCATTTTTTAAAAATGGGATTAATATTGTCGGATTTATCACCTAATACAATTTTATAAAACAAATTTTTTTGCGGTTCGCTAAATACTTTGCTGCCTTCTTTCAAATATTTGTTTTGAAAATTCACAATTTCGGTATGCTCATCTAAAAGTTGCAAATAATCGTGGTCGTTTGCAATTATGTATATTTGCGCATCCACATATTTATTGCGAATATAGTTTTTAGTAAGAGCAATAATATCATCGGCTTCCAAATTAGGAAACTGGACTACACTATTTACACCGGCCTCATATAAAAGCTTATATGCATCTTGATAAATATGCTTGAAAAACGGGCCTCCGCCAAATTCATCGCCTTTGTCACGTGTGCCTTTGTATTCGGAATATAGTGTATTTCTCCAAATGTCTTTGCGAGGACAATCACGCGCTGCAATTATTGTTGTCGTTTTTTTATGTATTTTTTGCTTCTTTTTAAAGCCTGCTAGCGATTCACTAAATGTTTTCATAAACTTTTCTACAAACTCTTCATTTTCGTATGGGTTATTTAATGGTGTTTCTGGATTTGAGTGCCCCCACCACTGAACAATGGCGAAATATCTGTAAAATATCCAATAACTCGTATCCACTAATATAAATATTTTTGGCTCTTGCGCTTGTGCTTGTGCGTCTGCTTGCGCTTGTGCTTTTGCCTTTGCCATATTATTAATGATTATAATAACTATTATAATATAATATTTATATAGTATCAATTTTTATTGTATATTTATTAATATATACAAATTATTTAAAGTTATGTAATTATGCTTATTAGACGTTATATATGAGTGTGGAATACACGTATAAAAATAATATTCTTGTTGTATGTAATGTTATTAATGTGATTTATCATTTTCCTCAAATTATAAAAACATATAAAACAAAATCGGTAAAAGACTTTGACCCATATTACTTATTTTTAGGTATTCTTCATAGTTTTTGTTGGGTATTGTATAGTATTGAAGATAATAATAGTTTAATGATATTCAATAGTTGTGTTACGATGTTTTCTATTTCTTTTATTAGTTATTATAAAATTTATTCTTGCATTAGTGATTATTATAAGAAAAAACAATTAGCTAATGTAGTTACTATGAATACAGAAACTAATGATGTTAAGATAATCAGTGTTACTAGTGATGACTAAATTAGCAAAATATTCTTTTAAAAAACAATATTTTGCTAATGCTTTGCTAATGCTTTGCTAATGCTTTGCTAATTTATTCTTCTTTTATGTAACTACTATTACATAGTTTTTTAATTATTTTTTCCTCATTGTTATCCTTAGTGTTTGCTATTGCGACTAATGTATGCGTATAATAATTTTGTTTATATTCATTATTTTGAAAATCTGGATTTTCTTTTGTCCATTTACTTAATGCGCAAAATTGCTTTGTTGATACATCTTTTATTGCTTTTCTGATTTTTTCTTTATTAATATCCTTTTCCCAATTGTCATCGTCTTTAATATATAACGATTCGCGTTTTAAGTCAGTGCAATGTATCGGTCGCTGATATAATCCTAATTTACTCATATTTTCAATTATTACATTACTTAGCCCATTAACTAGCCCGTTTTGCTTCGTATAATCTAGCTGTTGCAAGCTAACTTGAATAGATTTTATAAAATCGCTCATATTTATAGCGTCTTTACAACGCTCATTTAGAAAAACCTGAATATTAAATTTGTTATTATTATTGTTATTTGTTATAAAATTGTTATTTCCTAATTTCGGCAACATTTCACTTATTTGATCTTGTTGCTTTATAATAATCTCTCTCATTTCTTTATTGTCGTTCAATAACTTAATTATTAAATCATTGGTTAATTCATTTGCCAAAGTTATTTGACTATTTGAACTATCAACTATTGCGCCATTTTGCAACACTTTACATTTTTTTTTATGAGCATAAAGCCCTTGCCTGCTCTTATACTTTTTATCACAACTACATATGAATTCAATTATAGTTTCGGATTTTTTTCCTATATTTGTCAACACTGTGTCAACGTTTGTATTATTTTTATGTTTTGCTGTAGCAATATGTTTGTTATAATCTTTTTTGTCACACGTAGCATAGTTACAATTTATACATACAAATTCTGACCGGATTTTTGCGGAGTTTTTTGTCAACATTTGTCAATAAGTTATAAATAAATATATATTTAATACATATTTTTTTTTGTTTTTCGGATTTTTTCGGATTTTTTGTAAACAAATGTAAAATTTATGTCAACAGTTTAATGAAGAAAATATGCAATATATCACATTTTTGCATAATTCTTCATTAAATTAGAAGAATTTGCGCGCTTTTTTGCACTTTTTGCGATTTTTATTTAAAGTTTTATGAGCATATATGATGCCAAAAAAAACCGGATTTTTGCGGATAATTCCGGACAATTTTGTCAACAAATGTCAACAGCCAATTTTTTAGAAAAGGCGAAAAAAAATTATGGTAAGGCGTTTTTTGCAGTTAAAAATTTAGGATTTGCACCTTTAGCGTCTGGTTTTATTTTAAAAATGCAAATTTTTCTTTTTTTTCTATAAAGGGTTAGGGTTTTCAAAATTGGACATTTATAAATGTCCATTTTCCAAAAAATCGTCAAATTTATTTTTGCAAAAAAAAACACATAATATTTATTATAAAGTTACAAGACCATAATTCATAAGGTTTTTAAAAATGGGGATTTATGCACTTTTTATATGCCCTTAGCCCCCCACCAGCAGAATTTCAAATGTTTATTAGTTCATTAAAATAATTCAGTTCTTTTATAACTTTTTCAACACACGCATTAACGTCGCTTGACAATAGCGTTATAAAACTATATGTTGTATGTAGGCTTAATATAACTCTGTTAAATTCACGTGTAAAATTCAAATCATAGTTGTAAAATAATATGCCTAGTTTATTTACTAATGCTTGATTTGATATACTATGGTTGGCATACAACTCCAAACAATTAATAGTTTCATTATATAATACTTGTTTTATGTTATGATTATAAGTGTTAAATAAGTCCTTTTCTTCTATAAAAGTATTGATTAAATATTCAATAGAGCTATAATCGTTATTATAAAACATATTGTTAAAAAAAATGTAATATGCGTTTTGACTTTCCTTTGTTGGAAATGTGCATAGCCCAAAATCTATTAAACCTAACATATATTTTGGGGTTGTTTCTGTTTCAGTTTCATTGTTTGAAACGTCGCATACATCATTTATGTAAAAGAAAACATTACCACAATGCAGGTCACAGTGAATAACCGAATGGTATAAAATGCCTAATATATTAAATTTGTTTAATAAATATGCAAATTCTTCTTTTATTGATGAATCCATAGTTGCAATGTCTTTCAATTTTAGTCCATTAATATTTTCCATAACCATTAATTCGGGATATTTTTCGGTAATATTTTTATAAACTTTTGGAAACCTGTATTCTTTATTATTTTTATATTTTTTGGAAAACAGTTCTAGCGAATCGACTTCTTTAATAAAATTCATTTGATTTAATAAAATCTCTCTATTGTCTAAAAGTAATTTTGTTATTTTGATATATTTAATATATGGAATATATTTGCATATATACGATACGTATAACAGCTCATCAAACACATTTGTAAATTTATTTACAATGTTTTGCTTTAACATTTTAACAATTAGTTTATTATTACAGCAATCACGTGCGTCAAATATTAATCCTACTATGCCACTATTTATAGGAATAGCATTGTTTAATGTTATGCAATATTCGCATTGTAATTTATTTAGTAAATCATAATTAATATCACTAATGCTATAAGGAACATTATCAGTATATTTTATTAAAAAATCCTGCTCATCAGAATATAATAAATCTTTATTCAAACATAATGCTTGAAATAATTTAACATATACAATATTTTCATATTCTAACCTTTGTGCTAGTGCTTTAATTAATTCTAATCTATGCGTAGGTATTTTATATACATTATTTATTGATTTGATTGTAATGTAGTTAATAATTTCGTAAATAATAATACTAACTAATTTTGCAATTCTTAGACTTATAATTAGCGGTCTAATAAATATCATAATTATTAATTTAATAGTATATTAAGTATTAAGTATTTATATATAATAATTACTTAATACTTTTTTCGTATTATTTTGTCAAATTCAAATTTTCTATGAATTCAAATTTTCTATGAATTCAAATTTTCTATGAATTCAAATTTTCTATAAATAATTTAACATTATGAAACATCTTTTTAAACATTAATCCTATAATATTACTCATATAATTAGGTATGTCATCTGTCATTGTTATTTGAAAATCTACAGAAAATTTAAGATTAACAATATTTTCATTATTTTCATTACTTAAAGTAATAATGGTTTTTCCAAAGTTAAACGTTAATGCTTCATAATTGTTATTATCTAAATGTAATGTTTTTAAATAATCTTCTATTAAATCTTTATGTTCATATATTAAATCCTTATTATAATAAGTAATACTATTATTCAACTTATTCAAATATTTTGTAGATCTAAATAAAATATATTTTTTCTTAATACCAACTTCCTTTGCAATTTGTTTCATTACTATGCATATATCAGTTTCTAAACTATCTACACTATCTAGACTATTTAATATATGAATCTTTTCAATTAAGTCTACATTTACCTTTTCGAGTAAATTATACAATTGTGTGGTCAAAAGTAAATCGCTATTTACTTTAGTTGTATCCAAATTATTTAACTCAAATTGTAAATTAAATACACTAGCATTTGATAAAGGCATTCTTATTTCGCTTAATAAAATATTTCCTTTATTACATAGCATTTTAGGTTGAAACTGATTTTCCTCACAATATTTCATTATAACTTTAGTTATGATTATATATTTAAATATAATTTTAACTTATTAATAAGATAATATTTAAATAATATAATTTTTAAATAATATAATAAAATTATTTAAAAATAATGTTATAATATATTTAATTATAATATTTTAATATATTAAAATGGTATTAATGTACACTATTGCTGTTATTAAAGATAGGACAACCATTTATAAGAAAGTGCCCTATGATTGCTTGTCTTATAAACAAAAATTGCATAATGGCATTCTTAAATATAATATTAATACTAATATTAATACTAAAAGCCCGATTATTAAAGTAAAACCCATTGAATTGAAAACAGATATTTAAACTTTTAAATATCCTAATAAATCAATTAATGATTTGGTTTTCGGAATTAATGGCTTTTGTTTAATTTTTCTTGCTCTCAATTTATGTATAAACCAAGTATGTGGATTATTCATTGTTGGGTCAATTTGTAAATTTATACTAATAACTTGCGACCTACAATAGTTGCTACAACACAAACAATCAAAGCCAAAATATAAAGTGCAGGTTTCATCTATTTGCTTATTACAAAAATCACAAGTAAATTCCATATATTAGCGCCTTAGTTTTAAATATATTTATAAAATTATTTTAAATATATTTAATATTTTCCTTTTTTTTTTCTCTTTTTTTTCTCTTTTTTTTCCTCTCTTTTTTTTCTCTCTTTTTTAAGATATAAGGCTTCAAATATCTAAACTCACAATATTTTTGTCGCTCCTTTGCTTACGTTTAGATTTAGTAGGGATTTTACCGCTCATCAAATCTTTTAAGTCTTCAACACTAATTGTGCTCGCCTCATTGTTCTTAGTTTCATTTACATCTATTTGTTTGGTCTTTAGTCCGCTTAATAGTGAGGCAATATTTTGGTTCGATTGTGGCACTGTCGAGGGCCCTTTCATTTCGGGGCGTTTTATACGTTCTTCGTCATATGGATTGCCCTCATTATTGCCCAAACTAGAACCCCGTGCTGCCATAATGTCGGGGCGATTTACAATATTAGGCATTCGTTGGCTGCGGTCCGGCAATTTTGTTTCAATAGGTGCAGGCGGAGGCCCAGAATTTATATTTGGAGGCATTGAAGCACCAAAGCCAGGATTAGCCCCACTTCCACCATTATTAAATAGTCCATTCATAAATCCGCCTAGACCCGGTTTTGTTTGTCCCATAGTATTAACCGCCGCTTGAGTAAATTGCCTCATTAGCTCCGGATTTTGACGCATAATATCATCCATACCAGGCATAGAAGATTTGAACAACGTATTTGACATATGAACCATCATAGCAGAACCGCCTAGCTGAAATAATAATTTTAACTCGGGAGACATTTTAGCTTTCGATTTATATTTTTCGTGCAATTCAGCAAAAATATCATCATATTCGTCAATATTCTCATTTATTTGCTCACCCCAGCCATCTAATTTAATGTCAAAAGGGTCGAATTTAGTATTTAAAAATTCTAAACCAGTAATACACGCCATCATCATTTTTCCTTGAAATTTAATAGCATTTGTTCTCTCTTTTTCCGCAATAATAGTTTCATATTCACCTATCATTTCATTTAAATCAGAGTCCATATTGTAACGCTTGCTCAATGAGACGCCTTTCTTTTCTAATTCATCTAGCTTTCGCAAATATTTGAATTTTTCTTTTAATTCCTCTTCTTTTGTTAATTCGGGTTTTTGCTGTGTTTTGTCTAAATTAACAGGAATATTATTAAATTTGCCAAAACCATCCCACGTTTTATTTTCATTCATATTTGCTGTAGATTTTCCAAGGTTTATATTATCGGTGTCGTTGTTCTTTGTAACAGGCTTAATATGAGCACCGTTATTTTTGGAACTACCAAAAAGGTCACCAAAAATAGATTTTTTCTGCGCACTTCCGGAGCCGGACTCTTGTTTATATTTAATTTCTTTACTTGTGCTAGCATTGTCTGCGCTAGCGCTAGCACTAGCGCTAGCACTAGCATTAGCACTCTCATTGCTAACTTTTGCACTATTAGCACTTTCCTTAGTCGATTGATGATAGTCAGTAGTATCAGAGAGCTCATTTAATTCATTTTCTAAATTTGTAATGTCTTCAATGTCAATAGAAGATGAGAACTTTTTATCACCTTTATTTTTTTCATTCATCAATAATTCTATGCCACCTCCAAAATTAGCAGATTTTCTAGTTGAACTAAGTTCTTCAATGCGGTCTTCGTAAGGTTCGCTAATTTTAAATTCAGGCAATTGAATATCTTCTATATTTAAAAAATCGGGCTCAATTTCAACAATATTCATGTAATCTATTATGTTTTAAATAGAAGATTAATTTTTAAATACTCCGCAATATATAATATATATTGTATTATATATATATTGTATTAGCTATAATTATAGTTTAATGCTTTCTTGTTTATTATCTAAATAATAAATTCCTTGAAGCAAGCAATCCGCTAAATCGTCTTTCTTTGAATGTTTGGTAAAATAAGTAAGCTCAGGCAACATATTTTTGTTTTCCAATAATTGTTTTGTATATAGTATGCTTAGTTTTTTTCTCTCGTTATAGGAAATCTTTTTATCTTTATCTAGCTTATCTAGTTCTTTATCTTTATTTAAAAAGGCTTTTAATTTATTTGTTGCAGAAATGAATACTATATTATGGTTGTTACAATCAATAAAATATTGAGAAATCATACCTTGTAGCGACTTCATTCTATTAGCAATAGGACTAATTTGATTTTCGATTATAATTTGGTCTATACTAGTAAGGTCGTAACTATTAAACAGTTCATTGAGTTCGTTTTTAAGACTTATACCCAAATCGATGAGATTTACATTATTAGCATTTATTGTTTCAATAGCCTCAAAGCATGTAGTGTTTGCATATTCTTCTATTGTTTTTATTAAGCTAGATTTATTTATAGGTTTTTCTACTTTTAAATCGTATTTTTCTAGTAATGTTGAGAGATTTGCTACTGACTGTTTATGTAATGTTTTTATATTACATAGAGGTAAGCTATATTCGGTCTTCTTTGTGTGATTTTTGCAGTAAAAAGTATCATTTTTATGAAAACAAGCCTGTTTAGAGCACTTATTAGTGGAGCATGGAATAAACTTATTGCACAGATTTATAACATCCCATTTAATAATAGTAAAATCTTGCGAGCCAGTTACAATAGTATTAGCACTAGTATTAGCATTCGCATTCGCATTAGTAACCTCTAAAATAGCATAAGCCAAATTTTTAATACCAATATCAATACTTAAAATTTTCATAGTATTATTATATTAATAATGTTATTATATTAATATAAAAAAATATGTTTAGCTTAAAATTAATGCTAGTTATATAATTTGTTGCCATTTCTTTAAATAGTTTTCTTATATACTATTTAGCGTAATGCCGCTTTACATATGTTATAGTGTATTCTATTTAAATAATAGATAAATAGCGCATATATTAAAGCCAGTAAATATGTGCCCATTACATATCCGGAGTCTTTTCTAAATAGTCCAAGCATTAAACCGCCAAAACTCAATAAAACTAACAGTGCTCCAAATATTCCAAAAACATAAAATAACATACAATAATTTTTGCCTAATGGCGCCATTAAACTATCGAAAAAATTCATTTTATAATAATAATATAATAAAAATTTTATAATATAATATAATAAAATTTTTATATTTATTTTTATTAAATTAACATTTAAAACTGCTTAGCTTATAAAGTTATTAGCGCAATGTTACAATACATATTGAATAATAAATTCTTAATGTGTAATACATTAATATGTTACTTAAGAAAGACATAGCATATGCTCCCATTGCATAGCCTGAGCGTTTTCTAAATAATCCCATTATAAAACCACCGAGAGCAAATAAGGCAAACAATAAAGTTAATAATCCTAAATAATAAAATAACATACAATGATCTTTGCTTAGCGGAGACATCAAACTATCGAAAAAATTCATTTTATAATAATAATATAATAAAATATTTTATAATTATAAAATAAATCATAAATAAATAAATTATAAATAAATAAATAAATAAATTAATTATAAATTAATAAATTAATTAGGTTTTATAACATATTTTGTAACATGCTTTTGAGAGTCTAGCTTTTGCCTAGATAAATATAAATCTTTTAAATCACTTGTTTCATAACCATATGGTCTAATATTTGATAATGTATGTTCAAATATATATGGAGTAGCTTTATTTATTTCTAAATTAGCTTTACTATAATACGGACACACACTGCATTCATTGCACGAATGTAATTGATTATTACTTATAATAGATTGCGCATTAACTTGTAAATAATGCCTATAGTCGCTATTAGTTTTAATATTATTATTTCGTTTAAGCATTTCGTCGTTTAATACTGACGAATAATAATCGCTAAATAGTCTAGTATCATCCATTAAAGGCGGAAAATTAGTATTTATATTATTTGTACACTTATAACACGAACCATAAGACATATTATATATAATTAAAATTATTATATTTTATAATTAAATTATTTATTATTTAATTAACGTTTATTGTTTATAGTTTTAATAAATAATAAACGTTATGTTTGTTTATGCGTTTTGTATAATTTTAATTAAATCTGCTTTTTTCATTTTTTGTGCTGTTTCATTGTCTATTAAATTTCTAGTAACAGCTATTGTTTTTAAATCATCCACTTTCATTTTTGAATAATTTTTCTTAGTAACTCCACTATCAACAACATCAATAGCAACATCAGTTTCTTGATCAGGAATTTCTATAGTATTTAAATTAATAATCTTCGAATTGGTGTTTAAATCTATATTAAATGTATCTAAATTTACTGGCAAATTTTTAATAAATGTTTCGTCGTCGCTATTTGAAAAGTAAGGTTTATTTAAATCAATCTCTTCAAAATCTCCTAAATCTTTTAGATTTTGTTCAAACTCTTTTTTAGTTAATATTAATAGTTTTTCTAAAGAATCTTCTTCTTTAGTCTTTTCATTTGGTTCGTTATTTGCTTCGTCATTTGCTTCCTTATCATCGTTATCTTCGTCTTCGTCATCATCGTCTGCTTCGTCTTCGTCATCATCGTTAGCTTCGTCTTCGTCATCATCGTTATCTTCGTCTTCATCATCATCGTTTGCTTCGCTTACATCTTCGTCATCATCGTCATCTTCGTCATCATCGTCATCATCATTTGCTTCGTCTTCGTCATCATCATCCTTTGCTTTGCTTAGATTTGCTTTGCTTACATGCGAATTTGTATTATTATTTACTATATATTCATTTTCAGAATACTCATCTTCAGATACATATATTTTATCGCCTAAATTAATTTTTTTTATTTGCTTAGTTTCTTCATTTTCAAATTTATTTTTACTAATTAAAGAATTAATGCTTTGCATTTGAATATTGTAATTTAAAATAAAGCTTTGTAATATTTTCCCGTGCTCAATTACGCTTCGCTCTAATAGATTAATTCTACGGTAGCTATATAACATAATTGAACCGCATACTAATAATATAATACCAAATGTTAATAAAAAACTAGAACCTACGAATTTAAATAAGATTGACATTATTATTAATGTTTAACTATATTATTTTAAGTATTGTTTAACGAATAAATATTATTTATTTGTTATTTTATTTGTTATTTTATTTCATATTTGTTATAATATTATCAGGATATTCTAAATCTTTTAGAACTTTTAATGCCCCTTTAACCTTAGAAATACCCTTTTTAATTTTATACGTATACTCAAAGTCATCTCCGCTTGCATTTGTTTTAACATTCATATAAAAATTATTGTTTTGCTTAGTTAATTTTTTGCATAATTTATTATAATGCGTAGTTAACATATAATCAATATTTTTCAACTTATTTAAATGGTTTAAGTATCCATAAGCACTAGTTATTGCCTCATCTGGATTAGTTCCACTATAAAGCTCGTCAAATACGCAAAAATGATTTTTATCTTTATTGTTCTCAATAAGTTGTAGTATATTTTTACATTGTCGCGCTTCAGCTTGATATAAACTGTCACGCCCTCCTGTGTCCGGAATGTTAATATAACAATGAATATAATCATATACTTTAATAGAAGCGCCGTCAAAAAACCCACATCCTATTTGTTGACACAATATAATATTAAATAATGTAGATTTTAATAGTGTAGTTTTTCCAGAAGCATTTGGACCCGTAATGATTATATTTTTATCTAACTTATACGAATTCTTCACAGGCTTAAGCTTAGGCTTTTCATCAGTTTCAATAGTTTCAATAGTTTCATTATTTTTAATAGTTTTAATAGTTTTAATAGTTTTAATATTATTTAAATTAGCAAAATAAGCATTGTCAAAGTTAGTAGGCTTATTATTATTATAAGTGCAATAGTTCATAACTTTATTGCTAATATACTTTTGTAGTGACTCAATATTTTTAACATAACCATTAAATCCAAAAGAGAAATATAAGCTTCTAATAAAACTGTCATTTCTATTTAAAAAATAGAAACATTTCATTAATTGACCAAGTTCAAATAATTTATTCATTTTTAAAGAATAAGGAGTTAATTTTTTTAATTCGCATAAGTAAGATTTAAAAATTGCGATGTTTTTTGTAATGCGCTCATTAAATATTTTATAATGGACATAATCTTTTGTAAAACTCAAAAAATGTTCGTAGCTCTTCACAGTATCCAAAATATATAATTTTACATCTTGCAATGTATTGTGCATATATTTAATATTACGGAAATATTTAATACACCCATTTATGTTTAAATACAATTGAAAAATATAAAATCCAAAACTAAAAAATATATATATTTTATTTGTCAAATTAGTTTCACTTAGCGAACTAAATACCTTACCAATAATATGATTAGCAAAAACGGACTTTAAGTGATTAAAATATAGTTTTAGTGTAATTTTATGTCCTTGTAATTTGATTATAAAAAACGGTAATAGTAAAAATAGGATTGGAATTGCTAAACTTATAACAGGGGTTGAGAGATTATAAATGCTTAGTGCTTGCAATACAACACTGTTATTATTAAATTTATGTAATATTGGCATATCAATATATTGATAATTACTTGTAAATCCATTGTCATATATAATTTGCTCACAATTGTTGTAAAGTGTCGTATTTTTGCATATAGTTGGACTTGTATTAAAGTCGTCTTTTTTCAATGGACTATAATTTTTAATCAAATCTTGAGTTTCTGATAAAAATTCCGTGTTATTTGTATAGTATTTACTCCACTTATTAATAATATTTTTCTCGAAAATTGTTTTAGGATCAAAAACGTGATAATATAAATTATAGTTTGCATTATTCGCGTTAGTATCATTAGCATTAGAAATATCTAATAAATTATTAATACTAACGTTAATCGCGTCACTAGGATAACTAGCGTTAGCTGGATAACTAGCGTTAGCAGCCGGATTAACCTTCACTAATTCTAAATCAGTAATAATATTATTATTAATGACAAATAATGAATTTGCGTCTAAATATTCTATAGGTAACTTAAATGCATCACTATATTTCTCTTTAGTATTATATTCGCCTTTGTCATAATAACTTATTAAGGTTCTAATTAGTTCCATAATATATTTATAAAGAGTAAATACTTTATAAATATTAATATAACGAAAATAATTAAAAGAATAACATTAAATTTTAATATTATTAACATTATTAATGATTATTTATGACATATCATTTATTGCTAGTTATTATAAATCAATAGAGCACGAAAAACTAGATAGTGCTATTATAGATTTATTAAATAGCGTATTAGAGCATGTTAATAATGATATATTATTAAATACTTTTGAATTAGATAACGATAACAAATTTAAAAAGAAAAATAAGTTTAAAAAATATGATGCTAACTCTAATAGCGCTTATAGCGCTAATAGTAGCCTTAGCAAAGACAATTTTATTTTAAGTAGAACCAGCAAAAACACTTATGTTAATACTAAAAAAAAATGCGCCGAAGATAAAAGCAAGTTGGACACTATTAAAAGCAACATTAAAATAATATTAAACAAATTATCGCCTGCCAATTATAGCAAATTAGAAACCGAATTTCTAAACATTTACAATGATTTAATTGAACAGGACAATAGTGAAGAAAATGCAATTATTGATAATTACATTATACAGCATATATGTTATAATAATTTATCTTATAGCACTATATATGTTAATCTACTTTTTGCATTGTTAATTAATTATTATGTTAAAGATTCTAACTTTGAAAATATATATATATATAATTTACTTAAAGAAAAATATGACGAACTGTTAAAAATAGAGCATATTATTAAAAATAATATAGACGACGATGAATATACTATTAACAAAAATAATGATAAATATAAATGTTTCATTATTTTTATAATAAATTTTAATAAGAAAATAGTTAATTTTCAATTAACATCAGAAGCTTGCGAAAATGACTATGTTAAACAGTTATTTATTAATTGTAATGTAATTGAAGAATTTGTAAGCCGTTTTAATACTTTTTTCATTACTAATTTAAAAATAGAAAAAAATAACAGTTATTGTGAAATCATACTTGAGTTTTTAATGTTAATTTACAATGAATTATTTAAAGACCCAACACTAATGAAAAAAATAGATCATTGTTTACATTTATATAATACTATTAAAACACTCGCATCCAATGAATGCAAATATGCAAATTTTACAAATAAGATTAAATTCAAACTAATGGATATTGAAGACAAATATAAAAAATATGTATTGTAATTAAGTTTTTAAGTTTTATATGTTATAAAAAATATGTTATAAAAAATATGTTATATATAATATATAATATATTATAATGATTAATTCAAATCTAAAAAAAGAGGTTCGCTATAATGTAACAAATAACATAGATAAATCAGATTTAGATAAAGAGGCATACGTGTATAATGCAAAAATATATAATAAGCATATTAAATTTGTTTTGGGTGCTCCTAATTTCGAACATTTAAACAGTAAAATTATATTTTTTAACATCTATTTAGTAAATAATAGTTCAATTGTGTCTAAAATTGGTATATATGAAACAAATAATAGTGACTATAATTCTTTATTAGATCATAATGGGGACATTGACTTAAACAAGCTTAGTGACCCAATTATGTTTCCATATTCCAAATCATTAATTATGAACAATTATGATTTGATTGATGATTTTGAAACAATGTCTAATGCCCCTAGCGAAGTCGATACCACCACTTCTATTAGCTCAGACGATGAAGAAGAGGAAGAGGAGGCGAATAGTGAGGCTAATAGCGAGGCTAGCGCCAAGTCATCTATTAATTATAATTTAATGACTTTAATTAGCCAAAGTAAAGAAGAAAGCGATTATGAAATTGCGAATTATGAAGAAGACCCTAAAGATGTGTGGGTTAATAAATACTTAAGAAGTAATAAATACGAAATTGTTGATAATGAAGGCGCAGGAGACTGCTTTTTTGCAGTTTTGCGCGATGCTTTGAAAACGGTTAAAATAGAAACATCTGTAAAATCTATTCGAGAAAAATTAGCAAATGAAGTAGACCAAACCATTTTTCAAACTTATAAGGAGTTATTTGACCTATATTATAATAATATGAAAACAACACAACAACAGTTAAAAACGCATAAACATAAACACAACACTTTAAAAAAGATGATTACCGGAACAAGCGATGGTCCTGATAAAATTAAGCTAATTCAAGATGCCAAAGACAATTTTAACACATTTACTGCTATAAACACTAAAGGCAAAGAATTAGAAGATTTGGCGCACGAGTTTCAATTTATGAAAGATGTAAATAGTGTAGAAGACCTCAAGAAAGTAATTAAAGAGGTCGGCGGCGCTTATTGGGCAGATAATTGGGCACTAAGCTCATTAGAACGAATATACAATGTAAAATTTATAATTTTATCTCAAACCCATTTTGTTGAAGGCGAAAAAGAACACGTTTTACAATGCATTAGTCCTGATATAAAATTAGAAGAACGCGGCATTTTTGAACCGTCATATTATATAATGGCTGACTATTTTCAAAACAATCACTATAAATTAATTACTTATGATAAAAATTTAAAACGCGGAGCTCTTACATTTAGCGAAGTGCCTTATAAGATTAAAGAATTGATTTTAGAACGATGTATGGAGAAAAACGCCGGACTATATGTATTAATTCCCGATTTTAAAATGTTTGCAAATAAACACGGAATAGAAACAGCTAGTATTAGTAAAAAGAGTGCATATGATACATTAGTGGATACTAAAAAGCCTAAGTCGCAAGATTATGATGATTCAATAGTTATTCAAATATACAATAAATCAAAACACGCAAAAGTAGGCGAAGGTAGTGGCGAATCAATTAAACCAGAATTAAAGATTTCTAAAAACGTTCTTGAATTAAATAATAAGAAAAAATACCCCGAATGGCGGAAAAAATTGGATAATGAATTTTTAGTGACAAATTTGAAAATAGACGGAATTAATTGGACAAGTGTAAAACACTATATGTTAGCTAGCCGATTTAATGGATTAACTGATATAATTAGTAAGTTTAAAAAAGACGGAGTTTATGGCTCTAATATAGAAGAAGCGCAAAAATTTTATGAAAGCCAACTTGCCAAAAAATCTATAAAATCAACACTAATAAATGATGAAGAATTTAAAAAAATGGAACATACATTATTAGAAAAGGCGCTATATGCAAAATTTACACAAAATGATGAACTACGCGAACTACTATTATTAACAGGAAATGCATTAATCACATTATTTAAACCAAGCAAAGGAGCAATTCCATTTGTAGAATTAATGAAAGTTCGCAAATTAATAACCAAATAATAGCAATTAATAGCAATTAAATGTTTATAATTAGGTATAAATCTTTTATAAATTATATAATTATATAATTATATAATTATATATATATAATGACTACAAAAAAAAATAGAAACAAAATACATGCAAGTTCGGAAAAACTTACTACAACAAAGAAGTCGAATATTATGAAGGGAGGAACACCCCAAGATTATTACGAAGCAACAAATATTGAATTGCTTCATTATATTAACGAAAACAACTTGGAAATAAAGCTAGTAGATGTTAACGGTAACGAGAGTGGAGCTGATTTTTTTGATTATGGTGAAATTGCAAACCCTGATGATAAAGGATTTATAGGTAAAGCAAATTTAAAGAATGGTGATATTATATTGTCATATGAGACGATTAATATTGATGGAAATGAGTCTAAAAAATACGCATTTATTAGCAAAAAAGATTTTACAGAGAATATAAATAAAGAACGAAGCATATCAAAAATCTCATATATTACACGCAAAAGTATAGAAACAGATTTAGATACAAAAAAACCTAGAAATTATGAAAATTTAAAATCTGAGTTAGTAAAAAAAATCAAGGAACGTATAGCTGTATCAGGTAAGAGTAAAAAAGAATTGGAACAACATTTGAAATCGAATATGATAACAGAAGAAACAGAACCAGATTTAACACCAGAAGCAGGACCAGGAGTGCAAACAACAGGAGTGCAAGCAAAAGTAGCACCATTAAGCGCAGTAAGAGCAGAATTACAAAAAGTATATGATGAGAAACACACAGCATTGACTGAATATTTTAATCAAAAGAGGTTAGATATGAGTACTAGTCCCGCGGTTCAAATAAATAAAGATAATCCTAACACAAGCTTAGGAGTTGCTGTCAATCCTGAGAGTGGTATTATTGCAGGTTTACAACCTACTATAAATGGTATTACACAAAGTCAAGTTAAAGTAGCAGGATTAGATATAGGAGATCTTATATTGGATTATATGATAAATGACATAAATGACATAAATGTCACCCCTAGAAAAGTATATACATTTATTAACGAAACTGA